AATTGCCCACGTCAAAGCTGCTGGCACTTCTGCCCAAGTGTTGAGCAATAGGTCAGACAGAATTGTCCAGATTTGATCTCCGTCAAAATCTTTAGACAGCACGCCATTTGTCAACGCCTTTGGCAAACGAGACAACGCGCCAAGTGCTGTGATGCTGTATGTCTGGGTGAACATTGTGCTGCCTACGTCGCGCACTTCAAGCCCAATGTCAACGACTGTCCCACCAAAGATTGGGACGTATGTGCTTGATGTGTCTTGCACCTGCACTGAAATGGTGCTGTTGATGTTGACAGGTATGGTCGCCTGATTAACGTCTAGCAGCTGCAAATTCACGTAACCTGCTTGGGCTTGCTCGTAAATGTTTGTGCGACCTGACCTGATTGTTAAATTAGCCAAAACGGCGTCAGTGTAAGAAACGCCATCGATCTCTACCAGCCAAACTGGCGTCCACTGGGTCATGCTATTTGCAGGTTAGTTGCGCCGCCTGTGCCGCGATAGTAGCTGTTGTTTAATGTGTCAACGATTGTGCGTGCTGTGCCTTCCTTATCAAACGCCCCAGTCACGGTCAGGTTGATTGTTGTGCCCATGCTTTCGGCTTCGGCTTTTCTAAAACTGCCAACATTAAAATTTGAAATGCCTGCACTGGCTTTTGCAACACTAGCTGCGACGCTGGCAGCTTTTGTCACGCCACCTACGCTGCCGCCACCTGTTGTGCCACCGCCTTGCGGTGCTGAAATCTTAGGTATTGTCGTTGTCGTTGTTGGCACTGTTGGTGTCTTGATTGTAGGCACACTAACGGACGGTGTTGAAATCTTGCTGACGTTTGGCAAAAACGGTATTGCGTTATAGGCAGAAATTAAAGCATTGATACCTGCCACCGCACCTGAGATCAGACCATTGAGAATTTTGACAACGCCAGCAATGACGTCAATAACACCGCCTGCGATTTTGCCTGCTACCTGTAACGCACCGCCTAAAACCGTGCCTATGACTGGTGCAACATAGGTTGCGATCAATGCGCCAAATTCCTTAAAAGTGTCAAGATTGTCACCGATTGCATCTCGAACATACCCAAACGCTTTAATCATGCCATTGATGATTGGCGTAAATACGCTAGTGATGATGTTGCCAAGTGTTGTTATGACACCGCCAAGACCATTGCCGTTGAGGCTAAAAGCACCGCTAAATGCGTTGATGATTGGCAAAGCGTTGTTGTTAATAAAGCCCATAAGCTTTTCAAGAATTGGCAATAGTGCAAACCCAATTGTTTCTTTAGCCTCATCAAATGCAATTTGCATGCGAGCAATGCGACCTGCATAAGTGTCAGCGTTTGCCGCAGCCGCGCCACCAAATAAATCTGAAAGTTTGGATTGAACCTGTTCAAATGACATTGTTTTCAATTCGGCTGCTGAAAGCCCAATGCCTAGTTTCCCAAGTGCGGCTGTGTTCCCGTCAAAACCCTTGCTTAACGCTGCGGCGACTGTTTCTAATGGCTTACCTGTTGCCGCGCTTATGTCTAGAGCTTGGGCAAGTAGTTGCTGTGCCTTTTCGGTGTCCCCAGTTGATCGAACCAAACGACCCAGTGCTGGGCGCAGTTGATCATCAGCCACACCCGTGGCAAGTGACATTTTAAGAATTGATTGTTCGGTTGCAGCAATTTGTGCCGTGGTTGCCCCTGTGGCGTTTTCCAAAGCAAGTGCAAGCTGTGTCTGTGCCTTCTCGTCCTCGATTGCAGCCTTGACGCCTTCAACGCCGATCTTGATTGCATAAGCACCAGCGGCAGCAGCAGCAGCTGCAAAAGCTGCGCCAACCATTTTGCCAACCTTGCCCATTTTGTCGCCAAAAGTGTCAACATCTTTGCTGGCTGCTTTAAGCGATTTATTAAGGTTGTCAACGTCTCCAAGTATGGAAAGTTTGAGGGTACGACTTCCAGCCATTAGTTGTACCTCTTAACTATCTTGTTAAATGACTGTTCCCATTGCTTAATGATCTCAGGTTGTGCAGCTCGCAAGGTTGGATAAATAAACCAACCGCGTGACCCTCGACCCTCTCGACCTGACCACACTGGGAACTGCTTGTATTTGTTTGACCCAAACTCAACGCCGCCCCAAATTTGCTGAGTCGTTGCGCCACCGCTTAATTTTTGTGAGGCATAACCAAAACTGATCTCACCAATTTTTGATGACTTAGACACTTTCGAGCCGTCAGCAACGCGATTGTCAACGAGGTTGCGCGTTTTTGTACTAGCTGCGGATTTAATTTTGCCCTGCACATAAGTGGCTAGAGCTGAGGTTGCCTCTTTAGCTTGTGACAACGCCTCGTCGTCCATAGCCTTGAAAGATCGAGTAATGGCGCGCAGCTCAGCCTTGTCATAGCTGATTGCATCTTTAGCCATTTGCTCGCCTTTCCAAAATCTCAATGACGGTAAGTATGTCCTCGGCTGTCTCAAAAACATCTGGGTGTAGCCCTGTTGCCAGAGCTACCTCCCAAACTATTCTGCTAAGGCTTCCGACGGCGTAGCTTTTGGGTTTGCCTCACCTACGATTACCTCAGCAATACCTTCTGTCCAAATGTCGATCGGCTTGACAGGCTTTCCAGCTGCTTCACGCTTCATAGCGTGATAGGCAAGAAATACTAAATCGGAAATGCCGATCTTTTCCTGTGCCTGAGCAATTGTGTGACCTGTGTGCTTTTCCCATTTGACCCACTCTGGCGGTGCAGCTGTGTAAGTGATCTGATCGCCGTTTGTGTATTCAATTGTGATTGGTAGTTTCATTTTGTCTCCCGATTAGTAGTTTTTAGCTAAATGTCTCAGTAGGTGTTCCCACTACGACAAATGATAGATCAACGGTCTGTGCATCTGGTGCTGCACCGCCGACGCTTGGAAACACTGGCATTACGTTAAATGCAAAAACTGCGCCTGTAACCGCTGTCATTGAAACAGCCAGCGTTGTGTTTGGTGCTGTTTCGCAAGCTGTCCAAAGTGCCTCGCAAAGTGAACCTGTTGCTCCCCAGTCAGCAAGCATTGAAATGTCAAAAGTCCACTGATCGTCAATGTGCTTGTAAGCCTTGCCGTCCAGTGTTTGGTATGTCTCGACGGTTGGGCTGTTCGCAAGAGTTGCGCTGGTCGCCTGTGCGTCATAGTTAACGGTTGCAATGGTCACGACTAAATCGCGACCAGTTATGATTGTCGTTGGCATTTTGTCCCCTATGTTGTTTGAGTGTAATAAGTCGAAACGTTTATGTCAGCGACAAGCATTGGAGACTGTCCTACTTCCAACACCGTTGGCTTTTCAATTACGCCTACGACGTATCCTGCGGGCATTGCCGCAAGAATTCCGATTATGAGCTTTTCTAGATTGTCCAGTGACCCAGCATTGCTATTGCTGGCGACAATGGCTGTAATTGCAAAATTAAGTTTGACCTGTGTTTTTGCCTTGCCAATTAACACGACTTCCATGTATGGGCTGTCAGGTACGACAACAATGGCTGGCGGTATTGGTGACTCAGGCACGCTCGGATACACGTTTGCAGATAGCGCGCTAAAGGCGTTTGCTAGAGCTGAACGTGTCTCGGCAATTGAGTTTGCTGGCATTTATTGAACCACTGTCTCGGCGTCCAAATAAGGCATAAGCAATGTGCTGACGCGGTTGGTCAAGCTGCGACCCATGCGGTATGGCGAACTGGCAAAGTCCACGCCCTCGATCTGTCCACCAGCTGCAACGCGTGATTGAAAGACCTCAACGCTAACAGCCAAAATTGCTGACTCAATTGCTGGTGTGCTGGCATAAATTTGAGCAGCTGAATAACCTGACAATGTCGCTTTTCCGTTTGGCACTATTGCCCGCATTGTGACGTCTGCGTTTGTAAGCACCGCCGTAAAGTAATAAGGCGCGCTGTCAACGACTGTAAAGGTTGATGTAAATGGTGCAGGTAAGCCTGTCACGATTACTGATTGACCAGCTACAAAGTAATGCTCGCGGATTGTGTAAAAAGTAGCTACGTTGTCTTTCAACTTGTAAGCGTCAATGCCTGAAACGTTTGCAACCAGCATTGGCAAAATGACGTCCTCGCTGGTGTTGATGATCTCGTCTAAATAACTGTCGCTGTAAAGTGAAACGGACACGCCAAGCACCGTGCGCAACTGACTAGCTGTGACAATGGCTGGCATGTCCGTTTCCTTTCGACTGCTGCGGCGAGATCGGGAGAACCCGCCGCATGATTAGTGGGTTGTTATCAGGTCTTGTTAATACCAAACGCGCCTGCACCGATCTTGGTTGCAATTGCGCCATAACCGTAAACAGATACTGCGATTTGACCTGATGCAATTACGTCTGCACGCAAGCGGTATGTTGGTGACTCGTACCATGTGTAAGCACTTGGGTTGATGATAAGCATTGAGTCATCTTTGTCAGTGTCATTTGCTGACGGCACGTTTGCTGTGACGTATAGATCAAGACCTGCGACGTTGCCGCGGATTGAGTCTGGACGTACTGCGCCGCCTGCGTTGCTTGGCTGTGCAGCCATGTAAATTGGACGACCTGAGTCGTTGAGTGTCATTAGGTTTGCCCACTGGCTTGTGTTTGCCAAGATGTTTCTTGCAAAGCCTTGTGTGTTTGAGTAAACAGATGCAGCACCGCGTGACACAAAGCCAAGCAACTCAGAAGCTGTTGGGTATGTTGTGAGTGTTGTTGCATCAGCTGTTGCACCAGATGCCAGTGCTGTGTAAACAGCAAGGTCGGTTGCCTTTGCATAAGCTGCTGACATGTTGTTTAGCAACTCGTTAAAGAATAATGGTGATGTGCGATCTAGCAATTCAACGCTAAATGTTTGTTGTCCAGCATACTTCTTGACTGTTACTGACAAGAAACTTGACGCTTGATCTGTTTCGCTTGGTGTGCCTGCTTCTGCTGTTTCAGCAACTGTTGGCATTGTTGTGATCTTTGGAATTTCAAAAGACATGCCAGCGTCAGGCAAGACCCCACGGCTGATCGCGTCCACGGCACTTCTTGTCGTGTTAGCAAGTCCGTTGATAACTTCTGTCAACTGACGTGTAGGCACAAGACCTGCGTTGTCTGTTGTGTCATCTGCCGCTGCGACATACTGACGTGCTGACTCCTCGCCAAGTGATGCGCGGATTGTGTTTTCCAAATACTTAGCAGCTGTAAACTCTAGGCGTGGCTTTGTTGTCCAACCGCCTACGGCTGGCTTTGCATTTGCTGTGATTGACTGAGCAGCTTCTACCGTCTCGACGGTTTCCGCGTTTGTGACGGTGTTGTCCACTTCGTCTCCTTCTGTTGTTGGTGTTACCTCTGGCTCAACTGTTGTGTCAGAAATCTCCTCGTCGCCTTCAGTAGCTGCGACTTCAGCGACTCGCGCTGACCTAATTGCTGGCTCTGACGTTAAAGCAACGCCAGTCATTTCACCCTTGATAATCCGTACTGTGCCGTCCTTCAAGGTTTCATACTCGTCAAAATAAACCTCGACGCTAAAACCGTCGCGCAAACCTTCAGCTGCTTCTACAAGTGCATCTGTCCCAGCTGTTGTGTTGGCGATCTTAAATGTTGCATCAATGCCTTGCTCGTTTGACTCAATTGACAAAGTCTTACCAATACGGCGTGTGCGGTCATGCTCTAGGTTAAGCAAAACAGACTTTGCTTCAATGCTGCCCTTAGCAAATTGCACCTTGCCAATTGAGGCGTTTCCTGTCTCCTCAAATGTCACAATGCGACCAGTGATCGTGCGACTGTTTGAGTCAGCTGCGGTAATAGCAATTGGTGC